ATATTAGCATCAGTAGGATATTGATCAGGAGTTTTTATTAAATCACATTCCTTAAAAAAATGTACTAAATACATATTTTTTTCCGAAACACATAATTCATCAACATTATATACTTCTAAAATATCTTTTAATTCAATATCATAAGTACCTGTTTTATATAATATTTTTAATATTTCTGTTATACCAGTTAAATGTGGAGATGAATTAAAATCAAATGGTAATGATTCAGCATATTCTCTTTTTGTATCTCTTATAATCATTTTAGGATAACAAAAACTTCCGAGTGATATATAATAAATATTCATGTATATATATGTATATATGAATATTTTATTTAAAAATAAACAAAATTTCATTAAAAAAATTGATAGTTAATTATATTTAATTTGATTAATTTATATTAATAATACAAATTAATAATACAAATTAATTATATTTTAGCAATTATCACTCATAAAAGATGAATCAAAATGTTTATTCTACTCCAATTAGTCCAGCACGTCAGTCAGGATCTTGCCCTGGAATTATTAGACCTTTTTTTATTAGAACACCTATTAAAGGTGGAAAAGAACTTTTTCCAGAAACTCCTGAAAAGGAAAATAAAGAACTTGTTTGTCCAGATGCTCCAAGAAGAGAGAAAAATCAAAATGATCATCTTCCTGTTCTTATTGCAATTCCTTTCCCAAATTTGGAATAAAAAAATAGAATTATAATAATTTCGAAATAATATACTTCTTAAATTTTTTATAATATATATATATATAACTTTAATGTCTAATAAAGATAATATAGAAATTTCTAATAAAATTACTAATTTTTTAAATAAAAATGATATTGTTCAACCCTTAAGCTGGGTATACCCAAATAAAAAAGAATTTATAAATTGGATTAATCAAACATTCATAAAGTATAGAGCAACTGGTGCTGTACTACCAATTACTAATAAATTTACCCCTTTTAAATATCAAAAATTATTAAGAGACTATATGCAAAATAACTCCCCATATAGAGGAATATTATTGTATCATGGTCTTGGCAGTGGTAAAACATGTAGTGCAATAGAAATTGCTGAAAATCTTAAAACTGAGCGTAATATTGTTGTTTTATTACCTGCATCTTTAAGAACTAATTTTATAGAAGATGGACTATTGTTTTGCGGTGCATCAAAATATAGGGAAAATCCTGAATTATATAAAGAAAAATATTCTTTTGTATCCTATAATGCAAATAATACTATAGCACAATTAAATAGAATTGGTAGTTTAGATAATAAAGTTATAATTATTGAAGAAGTCCATAATTTAATATCTAAAATTATGAGTGGTATTATGGGTGCTAGTAAACAGGGGTTAGAAATATATAATTTATTAATGAATGCTCAAAATTGCAAAATAGTTGCATTAAGTGGTACTCCTTTAATAAATGATCCTTTTGAAGCAGCTCTTTTATTTAATATTTTAAGAGGATATATTGAAATAACTTATTTTAGAATATTAAAAGTACCTCTTTCTTTTGGAGAAAATTGGAATTTAGCCGAATTAGAACAAGAATTAATAAGTAATTCTTTAATAGATTATTTAGAAATTAATAAGATTAATAAATCAATTGAATTTCATATTAAAGTTCCTAGTTATTCAGAAACATATCGCGAAGTATTAGATTTTATTGAAAATACATGTTCATATAAAGGTATTATTGTTAAACTATTAGAAACTAAAAGAATATCATTATTTCCGATTGAGGATGATGGAAATGTTTTTAGAAATTATTTTGTGAAAGAAGATATTGAAAAAGGTGATAGATTAAAAAATGAATCTGTTTTTAAAAGAAGAATATTAGGATTAGTATCCTATTACAGTTCTGTTAATGAAAATTACCCAAAAGTTATTCAAAACGATTACTTTAATATTGAAATGAGTGATTATCAATATCAAATATATGAAATATTAAGAGCAAAAGAACGATTATCTGAAAAAGGTGGTTCACGATCTAAAAAAAGTAAAGTTGTTAAAAGCACATTTAGAGTTTTTTCACGACAAGCTAGTAATTTCGTTTTTCCAGAAACTATTAATCGACCTTATCCTGATCCTAAATTTATAGTATCTATTTTAAAGAAAAATAATAAAGATTATAAAGCCGCAGATATTAATAAATTAATTGCATTAGAAGAAAAAGCAAATGAAGACGGTAAAATATCAGTTAATTATAAAAAGCGAATTAATGAAGCAATTGATAAATTAGTTGAAAACGGCGAACTATATTTTACTCCTGGTGATGAAGGATTAAATAAATTATCTCCAAAAATGAAAGTAATGCTTGATAATATTAATAAATCAAAAGGTCTTGTTTTTGTTTATTCTACTTTTAGAACATTAGAGGGTGTTGAACTTTTTTCGAAAGTACTTGATTTTAATGGTTATTCTAAATATGGTACTGATAATGATTTAAAGAAGTACGCTATATATTCTGGTGTTGAAGATGAATTAGAGAAAAAAGAAACTTTGAAAATATTTACTAGTAATGAGAATAAGCACGGTAAATTTATAAAAATAATTTTGGTGACGAGTTCGGGAGCGGAGGGACTTGATCTCAAGAACATACGTCAAATCCATATCATGGAACCTTATTGGAATCAAATGCGTATTGAACAGATCATTGGGAGGGGTATTCGAAGAGGCTCGCATCTTTCATTGCCTCCTGCAGAAAGGAATGTAGAGGTTTTTCGATATTTTAGTATTTTACCAAAACGCAATATATCATTAAGTAAAGACAAAGTAAGTACTGACCAACATATTGAGCAAATATCATTAAAAAAACAATACATTATTGATGAATTAAAACTTATATTAAAAGAGTGTGCATTTGATTGTTTTTTGAATAAACTCGATATAAAAAATAATTTAAAATGTTTTAGTTTTGGAACGAACGGAACAGGATTTTCATATAATCCCAATTTAAGCAAAGATGTTATTGACTCATACTCAATCAAAAATACAAAAATTATTCAAAAAAAATATACTAAAATAATTTATTATGAGGGATTTGTTTATTTATATGATACAAAGAAGAAAATATTTTATTTATATAATGATGATAAAAAAATTCCAGTTGAAGTAGATTTAAAGAAGTCTAAATCATTATACGTTGATATGAGTACTAATCATGTATATGATGTGAGATCGGTTCATGCAGAGAACCCTGTTAAATTAGGTATTATAAGTAGGGGAAGTAAAATAAAAAAATTAAAATAATTTACACCCTTGAAGACAATTCTGGAAACTTAAGGATTTATTACCATAATAGTAATAATTTAATATTTTAAAAGTTAATTTTATTAAAATATTTAAGTAGAATTTATTTTAATATTTTATAATTATTTTTAATAAATTTATTAACCCTTTACTTAGACATATCTTAAAACTACTTAAAGAAAAATTCGGATACCGGATTTTAAATTAATAAATTTATGTAAAGGGTTAAATTCAATGGTAGACACTTAAAAATCCAATAAATAATATATTTTTAATATATTATCATAAAATTAACTATATAAAAATAGTATATAAATTTTTTAAAAAGATTTATATAAAATATTTATCTTATTGTATATTATATTCAATAAATGATAAAATATATATTATTTTCAATGATAATTATTGTGAATATTATTTAAATCATTAACTGACTACCATTGGGGTTAAATTTTTAAAAATATTAAATATCCTTAAGTTTCCAACACCTTATATTGAATAATATAATTTTCAACCTTTTTTAAATTATTAAACTATAATTCATCATTACTTAAAAATATTCTTTATATTTTTTACAAAAATCAGACCATATATTTCTTATATTTTCATTTTTCATAATCTGTTCATTATTATTATAGTTTCTTTTTTGACGACATATCCAACTATCTAATTTTTTAATATTTTTATCTTTATTCATTTGCGAAGGTTTTTTTTTATATTGAATAATATAATTTTCAACTTTTTTTAAATTATTAAACCATAATTCATCATTACTTAAAAAATATTCTTTATATTTATCTAAAAAATCATACCATATATTTCTTATATTTTCATCTTTCATAATATTTTCATTATTTTTATAATTCTGATTTTGAGTCCCTATCCATACTCCTATTTTTTTAATATTTTTATCTTTATCATGTTGAGAAGGTGTTTTTTTATATTGAATAATATAATCTTCAACTTCTTTTAAATTATTAAACAATAATTAATCATTACTTTAAAAATATTCTTTATATTTATCTAAGAAATTAGACCAAATATTTTTTATATTTTCACTTTTCATAATATTTACATTATTTTTATAATTTATATTTTGATTACATATCCATCCACTTAATTTTTTAATATTTTTATTTTTATCATGTTTTGAAGGTGTTTTTTTATATTGAATAATATAATCTTCGACTTGTTTTAAATTATTTAACCATAATTCATCATTATTTAAAAAATATTCTTTATATTTATCTAAAAAATCAGACCATATATTTCTTATATTTTCATCTTTCATAATTTTTTTATTATTCATATAATTCTGATTTTGAGTTCCTATCCATAAACCTAATTTTTTAATATTTTTATCTTTATCATGTTGAGAAGGTGTTTTTTTATATCGAATAATATAATTTTCAAGTTGTTTTAAATTATTAAACCATAATTTATCATTACTTAAAAAGTATTCTTTATATTTATCCAAAAAATTAGACCATATATTTCTTATATTTTCATTTTTCATAATCTGTTCATTATTTTTATAATTTTTACTTTGAGTCCCTATCCATTCACTTAATTTTTTAATATTTTTATCTTTATCAGTTCTAGAAGGTTTATTTTTATATTGAATAATATAATCTTCAACTTGTTTTAAATTATTAAACCATAATTCATCATTACTTAAGAAATATTCTTTATATTTATCTAAGAAATGAGACCATATATTTTTTATATTTTCATTTTTCATAATATTTTCATTATTCTTATAGTTTTTTTTATTATATGATATCCATTTAACTAATTTTTTAATATTTTTATTTTTATCATATAATGAAGGTCTTTTTTTATTTTTAATAATATAATTTTCAACCTCTTCTAATTTTTTTATCCAAATTTCTTCACTATTTTGTAAAATACACATACTATTATATATCATTTCATGTCTAAAATCAATAATATTCATATTTTCTTCTTCATTATCTTTATCATTACTATCCTCATTATCATCCTCACCAAAATCAACATAAATATAACCACCTAATTGTTTATTTTCATATGATTTTTTTATTCTTTTATCATTATTTGCAATAACTTTTAAAAAATTACAAATATTATCTTTATCATCATCACAACTAAATGGTAATATAATATTTGCCATTTTTTTATCATCATGTAATCTTAATGCTCTTCCAATAGTTTGAATTAAAGTTGTTTTTGATTTTGGTAAATGTAAAAAGATTACACCTTTTGTAATAGGTGCATTAAATCCTTCGACCAATATACGAACATTTAATATAAAATTTAAATCACCTTTCTTAAAATTATTAATAATACTATTTCTTTTATTTTTACTTGTTGTACAATCAATATATTCACATGATTTATTCATAATAGAATTCATTAATAAGTTAATTTTCTTACCTTCTTTTTGAGTATTACAATAAATAATCATATTTTTGTAATTTTTAATAACATATTCACAAATATTTTTATTTGTTGGGTCATCATTAAAAATAGGAACATGAATTGAATAATCTGATAAATAACCTTGCTCAATCATGTTTCTAATATCTCTTTTATAATATTCAAAATCTTTTATTTTATCAATAGTTGCAGATAAATAAACATTATTTTTATATTTAGTTAAACTACAAATAGATTCTATATAAGTACTGTTTTTTAATTCATCTTCTGAATCATCTTTACTAATACTATCTTCTTCATCTTCAAAATCATCTTCATCTTCAAAATCATCTTCATCTTCATCTTCAAAATCATCTTCATCTTCTGTATCATCTTCGTCTTCAAAATCATCTTTACTAATACTATTTTCTATTTCTAAATCTTCTTCATCATCTTTACTTACATCATCTTCTATTTCAAAATCTTCTTCATCATCAAATTTATAAATTTCAGGTTTTTCAATATGATGTGCTTCATCAATATAAATTTTTTCAAAATTCTCAACATAATTCATAATAATATTAACACTATTAAAAACACAAATTGTTATATTTTTTTTATCATTAAAAGTATTATTAGTATCTCCTATTAATTGAATTTCATTTTTCCATTTTGGATTATATTTTATAATTTCATCTTTCAATTGTTCCATTAAAATAATTCTTGGAACAAGTATTAAATATTTTTTATCACTTTCCATTGAAAATATAATAACTATATTTTTACCACAACCTGTTGGTAAGCATATAATTGAATTTTCACTATTTTGAATAAGATTTATAGATTCTACTTGATAGTCTCTTAATTCAAATTTTTTTTCTTTAAAAATAGGATATTTTGGAGGATTATTTATTAAACTTTCACAATATTCAATAATTTCATTTCTTGAAAAGGTTTTATCACTAAATAATTTTTTTCTAAATAATAAATTTTCTGCTAAAATAGATTCTTCATTTCTGCAAATAATTAATTTTTTCCATCTAACAATACTTTCATTTAATTCTTCATCAAATATATTCTGACTACCAAAAAAAGTAGAACATTCTTTCCAAGTTAAATTTCCAGTTCTCAATTTACACTGAACAATAGTATCTATTAAATTACAAGCATCAACACCCGTATCATTACGAGACATATGATTATTTTCTTTAAAATTAGGGTCTATATCATCATATTCATAAAATATTGTATCATGTTCTTCTGAAAGTTTAATACATGAAAGATATTCAAAAATCTTCCACAAATCATTTTTATAATCAAAATCACTTTTTGACTTTCCAGAATTAATTAAATTTCTATATCTTTCATAAATTTGTATTTTGTAATGGTTTATAAAGTTCATTTTGTAAATATAATAAATTTTATAATTAATTAAATAAAATAAATCAATTTTTATTAATTTTTTAAAAAGTTAATATATTTATAATATATTAAAAAATTAATATTTTTTATATCATGAACAGAAAGTATATGAAAAAAATTTATTCTAAGAGAATTTCCCAAAAAATACAATACTATATTACTAGATGATTTATTTTAATAACAATTTGTAAAATATTATATGAAAAAAAAATAATAAAAAAGATTAAATTCATACTATTAATTTTAATAATTTTATTGAATCATTATAAAAAAATAAAGTGGAAATTAGAAAATAAAAAAGATTTAGTAAATTTTACTAAAAATATATTTAATCTAATTTTGAAATATTACTATAATATAATTTATCTGGATTATCTTTTAGTTCTGATAATTTAACTTTTTGTTCAGTATCTATAATCATTTTATCACAATTTTGAATTAATGATTTTATTATATCTATATTTATTTTATATACTTATTTGTATTTTCTATATTGATATTTTTTCATTAATGTTTTAATACAGCTCTCTATTTCTATTATATTATCTCATTCATAATAAAATAATATATCTATATTATGTGATAAAGGGGAATCATGAGATTGTAATCTTTTTTTTAAATCTTTTGTTCTACCAATTTTATATAATGAATTTTCTGTTGAATTTGGAGTTTGAAATATATAAATAACACCTTTTTCTGGACTTATTTTTGGCTTTTTGGTAGGTGTAATTAGTTATGTGTATTTTTATTCGATCATTTAATATAAAATGGTATAAAAATATTACTTTCATAAAGAAAGTACTACTGCGGGTTCAGTATGGTGTTGATTTATAAACAGTATATCAATTTACTTAACAATATACTTATTATTTTATTTACCATGAAAATAAACAAGTTTGTTAAAATTTTATTTAACATATACAACAACAGCAATTACTTGATTTTTTATGATTATTATTTATGTCATCTTCTAAATTAATATTGATATATTTATCATCTTTATTACTAATTATATTTGAATTTAATATATATTTATCATCTTTATTATCAGTTACTTTAGAATTTAATATATATTTACCATCTTTATTGTCAGTGATATTAGAATTTAATTTATTATTTTCACTACAGTTTTCCATTTATATATTAATATATTATTATTTTTTATAAATAATAATATATTAAATTATGAGTTAAAATAATTCCAATGGGAGAATTTAAATAAATATTTTATATGTAAAACATTGATTTTATTGATAATATTTTATTAATAGTAATATACTTATAAAAAAATTTATTAGTATATTTTCCACTCTCTAAAGTTCTTTCTCATAGGAAAGAATTAATTTATTTATCATAAAAATATATTTCATTTTTTATTTACAAATAACTAATATCCAATTTTATTATTTATTTCATTTGCAACACTTATAGCATCTATTTTTGTATTATTATATATATCTAGTATTAAACTATCAACAGAATGTTTTAAATCAATGTTATTTATATAATCATTATATTTATTATCATTAATATTTTTCTCTTTTTGTATTGAATCTATAAAATGCTTTTCAAGATTAAAATCTTTATTCAAACATTCATTAAACATCTTTTGCAATTGTCCATATATCTTATGCATTGATTCTTTCAATATTTCTTTTAATTTCATATTTTCATAAGTATTTGATTCATCTTTATAAACTAATCCAGAATTACTATCTTTATCAATAATAACATTTAAATTCTCTTTATTTTTAAGAACTTCTGATAAAAAGTCCGTATATTTTGTTTTAGATAATAATATAATTAATTTTAAATAATCATCAAAATGTTCTACATTCCATTCTTCTGTAAATGATTTTAAACTAAATTGTTTATCATTTAATATGAAAATATTTTGAATATTTTGAATATTCTGAATATTTTGAATATTTTGAATATTAACAGTTTGTTTCTCATTATCCGTTCCTTCGACTGTATATTTTGTTTCCGTTGAATTCTTATTTTTTGTTTCTTTTTCTGTATCTTCTATTTCAGTTTGAGAGCATATTACATCATTATTAATTACTTTTTTACAATGCAATTTTTGATGTCTTTGTAAACTATCTACTCTAGAATATATTTTTTTACAATTACTACATTCTAATTTATTAATAGATTCGTCACCGTTCATATTAGTCATTGATAATTTTAATATTTCTTCATCTGTATATTTATAAGCATCAAGTGTTTTTGCACATTTTATTCTTCTATTTAAATGTTTTTTCATATCATTTTTTTGTCTAGTTTGATGATTACACCTTTTACATTCGTAGTATGACATCTCCTAAGTATAAGATATATTATATTTCTTTAATATTACACATTTTTAAATAAAAATTGTGTAATTTCTTAAAAATATCCACATAATATTTTTTATTATAATACAATAAAATATGGTATTTGTTATATATTTTTAGTATTTATACATATAAATAATGTATAATATAATATCTTAAAAACACCACATAAATAAAATATTAAATCCACACAAATAAATTAATAATTTGTAAAATCAAAAATCTATTTCTAAATTTTTCAAATTTCAAAATGTGGAACTTTTTTTAATCAATAAATTTTATTTTATACTTAATTATATTAATAATATATTGTATACACTTTATAAAAAAATCTCCACCACAATTTAAGAAATAAGAAATCGCAAAAAACATGAA